CATTGCCAGATGCGATGGCAAGCCGATTGTATGGCCACAGCCTACACACGCACCTGCAGACAGCCTTGAGGTAAAGATGGGGATGTGCAAACCTTATCTTGGAGCTCATACACAGCTTGATTTCTCTTTGCCGTGTCCGTCCATATTTGACAGCAAGGAAGAGATATTTGAAAAGTACGGCATAAAGGCTGTAAGACCGCTTGCACCAAAAACAATGGAACGCATTGCAAGAGGTTTGAAAAAATTTGTAATTGATAACAATGAGCCTTTTATTGTTCAGGTTAACCACAGCGGCGGCAAAGGTGATTATTGCAAAAGTGCGAATGATCCGTTGAGCACAGTAACAGCCAAACATGGGTTTGGTGTTGTTGAACCGTATATAGTGCCGATAGGCTACGGAGAAAGAAAAGGCCAAGAGCCGAGAGTTCACGACATTGAAGAACCTTTGCCCACCATAGTGAGTAGCGGAAAACATTATCTGTGTGAACCATATCTGGTGCAATGCAAATATGACAACGAAGCACAGGATGTGCAAAAGCCTCTTGGAACGGTGACAACAGTAGGTAGCCACCTGCTTGTTGCACCAAATCTTATACAGTATCACAGCGAGACTGCAAAGGATGAGGTAAGAGGGCAGGCGATAGAAGCACCGATTATGACGGTTGACGGCTCGAACAGATACGGCCTTGTAACATCTTTCCTCAGTAAGTTCTATAAAACGGGAACAGGTCAGGATGTAAGAGAGCCGCTGCACACAGTAACAACTTCCGCAGGGCATTTTGGGGAGGTGAGAGCCTTCCTTATCAAATACTACGGCGGTGAACATCAGTATCAGGATATTAAAAAGCCGTTGGACACAGTTACAACTCACGACCGCTTTGGACTTGTAACCATAGAGGGCGTTGATTACCAGATTGTTGATATAGGCTTAAGGATGCTCGAACCGAGAGAGTTGTTTGGCTGCCAGGGTTTCCCCGAAGATTACATAATCGACAGAGATGCCAACGGCAACACAATAGGCCGAACAGAGCAGGTGAAGCGATGTGGTAACGCGGTTTGCCCGCCTATACCTGCAGCCTTGGTAAGAGCAAACGCAAAAGAATTATGTGTCGCAGATAGAAATGATGCGACAGTACAACTGAGATTGGCATAGGAGGTGCAATATGATTTATGCAGGAGGATATAAAGCTTTCAGAGGGCTTATGAAGATAACACCAAAAGTGGCAGCAGTAAAGCCTTTTGTAGAGCAGGGCGACTGGATATATAAACCTGAATATAACTGCTGGTACTGCGATGGCCGTTCGTTCAGTGCAGATATCTGCGAGGTGATTCTCGATGAAACAGAATAAATGGGAATTAAGGCTGCGTAATTGTCCGTGTTGTAATGGACAGTCAAAATTAGAGGTTGAAATTCCTTTGTTTGGATGGCAGGGAGTGAGAGTGAGATGCACACATTGCGGTGTAAACGTATCAACATCGCAGATATCTGAGTTAATAACAAGGGATGATGGTATATCTACCCCTATAACAGAGGAAAGCCTTATGAAAGCAATTAAGAGTGTTGCAGATAAATGGAACACCAAAAAGGAAAAGGTGCAAAATGAAAAAACGGAAAACACTGAGAAAGCCGTGGGATGAAGCTGAAGAGATAAATTCTGTCAGCTATGGTGGTTATCAGGCTTTTGCGCTTCGTGATGGTACTGTATATATAACAGAAGGCCATAAAATACGAAGCAAAAGAAAACTTGTTCGGTATATGACGGAGAGTGGCCTTATGACACATATCGATTTATGGGTGAAAACATCCGGTGCCGAAGATTAAAGGAGAGTACAATGCAGAAATATACAGAACAGGATATCAAGGACATCGCGCGCAAATATAAGGTTCGTTATCACATTGAGGTGGATAGAATCGATGATATAACAAGGGTGTATCTGTCAAATGGATATAAAAAGACATCCGTTTGTGTTAGCCCTGCAACAGAGAATCCGTTCTCGATTGAAATGGTTTGCCGTATGATGGTAAGCGCTATCGTAGAACTTGAAAGATGTACAGCAGAAAGCAGAGTGAAAGTGAAACCAACGTACATAGGAAAGGGACGGTGAAGAAAATGGGAGAGTTGCGTAAATGCAACAACCGGCGGTTGTCAAATACAGACCGAAGGTATGTTGACAGTTATTATGGCAGACGAAAAAGAAAAGCTGTTTTAAGGGAGAGGGGCTGCAGCCATCGCTGTGCAATATACAAAAGAGCGCAGCGGGCATATATGAGGAGTGTTGCAAGTGGAAAAGAAACGGACGAAAGAGTTTAAAGATTGGTTGTCGAATAACAGGAATTTAAGCGAAGAAATTCTCAACCTTGAAGAACTCAAGCAGAGAGAGTTTGCCAGAGCCGTTTATCAGTCCCCCGTTATGGATGAAGCGGTACAGCACTCTGCAATGAACAGCAGTGAAGCAAAAGATATTGCTTACACGGCATTATCCGCAGAGATTGATGACCTGCAGCTTAGATCACTTAATGCACAGACAAAAATTCTGCAGTATATAAGCATACTTCCAGACAGCTTCGACCGTATAATTATGACAGACATCTATCTTCGCAATATGAAAGTATCCGAGGTAGCGGAGAAAAGACATTGCGATGAGTCTACGGTTCACCGCCGCAGAGATAAATCGGTCAAAAAAATACTGAAATATCTTGAAGATGCAAGATAATGCAATTTTATGCAAGGGTGAAAGATGTTATTATATATGTGTAGGAAATGGTAGTTTCCTACAAGTAGGCCAAAGTCTTATGCTGGGCTGATTAGAGGTTTCTCTCATATAGCAAGAAGTGCTTCGGTTTCTGTCTTTTTTACCGAAGCACACTCCTTTCTAATAATTATTGATTTTACAGAAGCGGCGTCAGGTGACGTTGCTTTTGCTTTATAGATATTGTGGCATAGTCAAGCGGTAAGACAGCGGGCTTTGAACCCGCTATTCCATAGGTTCGAATCCTATTGCCACAGCCAATGCTTCTGTAGCTCAGTTAGGCAGAGCAGCTGATTTGTAATCAGCGGGTTGCAGGTTCAATTCCTGTCGGGAGCTCCACAATAGAGGCTTGTGTTTGCGGACACAGACATTATGAGAACCGATGTTGACATCTGGAAGAGACAGAACACAAAGGTCAAGTGGGATAAAACAATATTGCGAATCATAAAGCTTGTGGGCGGGAAGCTGTGTAATATTACGGGACAGGATAATTCATCCTGTCTTTTTTATTTGCGTGTAGGGAGGTGATTATATGCCAAGAACGAGCAACGGGAACTTAAGGGTACCAACATCGGAAGAAGCTCGAAAAAACGGAGCAAAAGGCGGCAAGGCCAGCGCAGAAGCTCGGAAAGAGAAAAAGAGACTGCAAGAGAGCCTTAACAAGCTGCTCAGCTGTAAGATTGACACGAACAATCTGGCAAACCTTAACGAAGACTTTAGACGGTCAGGCATAGATACATCCAAAATGAAAGTTGCGGACCTTCTTGCACTTGCGCAGGTGCTCAACGGCATTAAAGGTAACCAGGGCGCATTCTGTATCATCCGCGACAGTATCGGTGAAAGACCTGTTGAAGAACAGAAAATCAACGTCAGTGAGATACCAAAAATTACCATTGCAAGGAAGGATAAATGATGGAAGAGCGTGTAATTGATGTGTTGCCGCTGTTCTATGATTACTGCATTGCGAGAAAATATCCGGTCAACATCCTTGTAGGTGGCCGTAACAGCGGCAAATCTTACGCTATGGAGCAGATTGCAACGGTTAACCTGCACAACAACGAAGATTATAAAATGCTTGTTGTTGAGGACGTAGAGGTGAACGTTGGTGAAGGCGTTAAAAGCGGTATAGAAAACAGAGTGTCTGAATTTGGTTTGGATATGTGCTTTACAGCAGTAAAAGCACCTGCAGAAATACGGCACGTTAACGGCAATAATGTTATCTTCCGTGGTTATCACAGCGAAGCACAGCAAAAGCAGGTTAAATCCCTTAATGAAATTACAGCTATCTGGTACGAAGAGGCGGAGAATATCACTTATAAACAATTTTCAGCCTTGAGGATGCAGCTGAGAGGCGGCAATCCTGAGGACAGACAGCTGTTTCTCACCCTTAACCCAGTTAAGCCAGACGGCTTTATAGCACAGCATTTCTTTGAAGGTAAACCGGACAAGGTTTTTGAACGTTTCCCGGACGGCAGACCAAAGGTTTTTGAGAAAAACGTTGAAATTGAGTTTGGTGACGGAGAAAAGCTGTTGTTGCCCTGCATTGTTATCTGTTCGACATACAGAGACAATCCTTATCTGACAGCAGAGCAGGTTGCGGACATAGAGGACCTTAAGAACCATAACATAGATGAGTATGAGCAGCTTGCAAACTGCAAGTTTGTAAAGCCGCAGGGTGCATACTTTAGGGAATTTACACACGGCATACATACCTGTGAGCCGTTCCCTATTCCTGAACACTGGAGAAAATACCGCTCATTTGACTATGGTTTCGATAAATTTGCATGTTTATGGGTTGCCCTCGATGACAACGGCAAGGCATACGTTTATAAAGAGGCCTACGAAAGCGACCTTATCATCAGCGATACAATCAGGATGATGAGGGATATGACGTTGCCCGAGGAGAATATATACGAGACCTTTGCTCCGCCGGATATGTGGAACAGACGGCAAGAGACGGGCAAATCAGTTGCCGAGTATTACTCGGATGCTGGGATATATCTCACAAGGGCACAAAGTAACCGTGTTGCAGGTTGGCTGTCGATAAAAGAATGGCTGAAACTGTTCCCATCGGCGGACGGCAGGCAAGAGCCAAACCTTGTTATATTCAACAACTGCGAAAACCTTATCCGCTGTATGCCGAAGCTGATGAGGGATAAAGCAAACCCTAACGATATCGACAGTAAAACAGACCACGAAATAACACACGCACCTGATGCGCTGCGATATTTCATAGCCGGCAGACCTGCACCGACAGAAAAACCAAAAGAAGAGATTATCTACAACTTCTCCACCGACAGGCCACAAGCTCCAATCGGCAGAGAGCGAGTTGTTGTTATATAGGAGACGTTATGTTAATTGCAATAATGATGTTAGCTTACAGCCTGCCGCTTTGCTTGGCTGTAGGTTTTTATTTTGGAAGAAAGACAAGAGACACAGCTGAGAACAAACAGCCGCTGTCGGTCAAATTTGCCCGCAATAAGAACGCGCCAAAAAAAGAGAGCGATGAGCAGCGGCGACAGAGAGTTCTTGCGGAAAATATAGAAAACTTTGGGACAGATGTTCCGCAACAGGAGGTGTAACAATTGGACAGTGTAATGACGGATATCTGGCAACAGTATGAAAAAAGTAAAAACTACCTTGCCGGAGAGCAGCTCTTGTCGAAGAGTGAAAAATGCCACGATTTTGTGGACGGTGACCAATGGAAGGGCCTTGTAGTACCAAAAGGTATGGACAGACCACCGCAGATGAACATTCTGCAGCCGATTATGAAAAATGCCACTGCCCTTGTAGGTCAGAACAGCCTTGAGATTGTTTTTTCCCCTCTCAATAAGACAGCGGCAAAAGAAAGATATATTCATATGTGCGAAGCGCTGAATAAGTTTGTACGTGATACTTGGGAGCGACTGCGCTTTGATTCTAAAGTGTGGAACGTTCTTGAAGATGCTTATATCACCGGTGATGCTCTTGTATATAGCTTCTGGGACACAGAAAACGGAGAGATTAAGGTTGAATTTCTCGATAATGTCAATGTGTTTTACGGCGATGAAAATAACCCTGAAATACAGGAACAGCCTTATCTGCTTATTCCACAGAGAAAATATCTTGCTGATGTTCGCAAAGAGGCTGCAGCAAACGGTCTTTCTCAGGATGAAATTGACCTTATTGTGGCAGACAGCAACACCGAAGAGGTGAACGGCAACAAAAGAGAGCTGGAAAACGATACAAAAGTTACAGTAATCACAAAGATGTGGAAAAAAGACGGCGTTGTATGCATTGCCAGAACAACGCGAAATGTTGTTTATCAGCCTGAAACAATGCTGAAGTCTGCAGATGGGAAGGTGACCTTATATCCTATCGCCAAATATTCTTGGAAACTGCGGAAAAACAGTGCAAGAGGCGCAGGTGACATATGGGATAAAATACCAAATCAAATCGAAATTAATAAAGGTGTATATCGATTCTGCCAAGCTGTAAAAACCAATGCTTTCCCACATAAGGTTTTTCTTAAATCTGCATTAAATCAGGCAGAAATCGAGAGCCTTGACGTGCCAGGCAGCTCTATCGGTATCAATAACGGCGGCAGTGTGCAGGGCATTAATAACTTTGTAGGTTATCTGCAGCCGGGGAACATTTCTCCGTATGCAGCACAGCTGTGGCAGATACTCATAGAACAGACAAGAGACCTTGCAGGCGCAGGCGATAACCTTGAAAATATCAATCCTGAGAACGCATCCGGCACAGCAATCACCGCTGCAAGAGAAGCAAAAGCCTTGAATGTTAACGGGCAGGTTAGTGCTTATCAGCAGTTCCTTGAAGAACTTGCAATGATATGGGCGGATTTGTGGAGAGCCTAC